CTGGATATTTCCAACTCCGCCATGCTCGATACAAATTACAAAAAGTTCCTCGACGTTCTGGACGAATTTTTGTCGGGACTGGACGGTAAGCCGGACGCGCTTCTGGGCGGCTCTAAGATAATTTCCCGCATTCAGGCGGTTGCAAGACGCGCCGGATACCTTACTCAGAGCGAGGACAGCTTCGGACGTAAGGCTAACGGCTACAACGGAATAGAGTTTATCGACCTCGGAAAATATTTTGACGGTACGTCGACAGCCGACGTTGTAAAGCCTTATTCCGTATCCAAAACCACAGGCGAGGGCGACAGCGCGGTCACGACCACAACGGCGGGGCTTTGCGATCTGTACGCCGTTAAGTTCGGCTTGGACGGTTTTCACGCCGTATCCCCCGCTGGCGGTAAGCTGATCAGCACATATCTGCCCGACCTCAAACAGCCCGGCGCGGTCAAAAAGGGCGAGGTGGAAATGAAAGCGGCGGTCGTGCTGAAAAATACGCTCAAAGCCGGCGTTATGCGCGGCATCAAGGTACAGTGAGATGGGAGGATATTTATCATTATGGGATTTAAGATCACTTTGGAAAACGGATTCAGTGGCGAGCATATTGGACTCGTTTTTACGCATGGTACAGCGCACACCGAGGACGCGTTTCTCGCGTCCCGTTTGCAGAGCAAAGGCTACACAGTTACCGCCGATGAGGTCGCTGGCGGCGAAGCTGTTCACGATTCGGGCGAAGTTACCGAAGCGCACGTTTCCGCTGCCGAAGCGGGCGAAATGAAGCTTGAGGAAATGACCGTCCCCATGCTCAAGGAACATGCCGCAAAAAACGGCATTGATCTGGGCGGGGCGCGCAACAAGCCGGAGATAATTTCCGCGATCTATGCCGCTCGCGCCGAAACGGAGCAGTAATATGGCATACGCGGATTACAAATTTTACCGTGAGGTATACCGGGGCACGCTTTCCGAAGCCGACTATTTGCGGCTCTCGGAGCGCGCCTCGGACTACATTGACGGCAGGACGGGATATATCCTCAAAAGGGCGGGTATCACCGATGAGATGTCCGAGCGCCTAAAGAAGGCTTGCTGTGCTCTTGCGGATACCATTAAAAACAACGAGCGGGGCGGGGTGAAAGCCTCCGAGAAAGTCGGGAATTACTCCATTTCCTACGCCGCGGGGGCGCAGCGTTCCGACGCACAAAAGCTTGATGACACTATACAGCTTTATCTTGCCGACCTTATCAAAGGAGTGAAATGGTTATGATCACAAACGCCGACTGCACAATTATCCGTTCCGAGGACGGCAGCTATCGGATCATTGGGACATACCCCTGTATGTGGCAGGAGTGCGAGGGCTATGAGGTCAAAAAGCATGGCGAGGAGAACGCGGACAAGGCGGCGATATGGATTCCCGATTTGACCGCCGACGTTAAAAAGCACGACTACATTGTTCGCGGGGAACTTGCCGATATTTCCGGATTTGACCCGGATACCGCTCTGACAGTAATGTCCGCGGCGAAGCATGATTACGGCAGTGAAGATATGCACCACATTGAGATAGGAGCGCGGTAACATGAGTTTTTCTATTAAACCCACCGAGCAGCTTCTCCGGGAGCGCGGTCTCCAAAAGGGCGGAAAAGTTCAGAAATTTATTGATTCTGAATGTATCCGCCATATGGATAAATACACGCCCATGCAGACTGGGTTCCTGAAGCGCAGCGTTATCCTCGGGTCGGTCATCGGATCGGGGATTTTACGCTACGTCGCGACCTATTCCCGCTCTGTGTATTACAACAACGCGGGGCGGGGTATCGAGGGGACGGCAAAGGGCGGCTTGCGCGGTCCGAAGTGGTGGGAACGTATGAAAGCCGTCTATGGCAGCATTATTTTGCGGTCTGCCGCAAAGCTTTGTGGCGGAAAATCCAAACGGAGGTGATATTTTGTCAACTATGATCCAAGGCGTTAAGGAGTACATCGCGGCGTGTCCTCTGCTCAAAGAGATACCGCTTAAAGCGAGACACGTGGACTGGACTTCCGGCGACGCGAACAATTACGGCATAATGTTTGACAGCGACAATCTTGTAAAGCCCTTTATTTCGGGCGGCGGAAAGCATGAGTACAATTTTACGCTGTTCGTCCGCAAGTTTGCAAAGGAGGACGCTGACCGTCTGGAAAACTCCGAATTTGTGGAACGTTTACAGGACTGGTGCGGCAAGCAAAATTCCACGAAGAATTTCCCTGTCATGCCCAAAGGCTGCACGCCCACAAAGCTTTCAGCCGTCAACGGCTCTCTTTTCGAGAGGGACAAGACCGGCAATACCGGATTGTACCAAATCCAATTCAAATTAAACTACATTAAATCTGGAGGTTAAAATTATGAGCATTTTTAAAGTACCCGAAAACACAAACATTGAGGCAACCGTGCAGCGCACCGACATTCTCCACTTCATGGACGTGACCGACGCGGAGGGCGTTACACCCGAAGCCGAGGACGATACCGTATGGTGCCGGATGGGCGTGGGCTGGACGGCAATGACCGAAAGTCCCTCGGCTCAGTCCAAGGAGCGCAAATTCATCAACGAAAAATCCAAGAGAAAAAATATCACAAGCTATGCGCCGTCTGTCGCATTTGAGGCTCTGCTGATGTTTCTGAACCCTGCGATCCGCAAGGTTTACGACATCTATACCAAGCGCAAAACCGGTACTGCCGCCGTCGTTCCCATGGTCACGGTGGACGCTTTCGATACTGCCGTCGGCGGATATTATCCTGCCCGTAAGGGCAAGTACGCCGTTGAGGTATCGTCCTGCGACGATGACGACGACATGATCATCAAGGGCAACTTCAACGGTCAGGGCGACGAGGCTATCGGCTGGTTCAATCCTTCCAACGGCAAATGGTCGGATACCGAACCCACCTCGCAGCCGAGCGGCCAGTCCGCAGGTCAGGGCGGCACACCTGCTTCCGAAATCGAAAACGAATAATTAACGGAGGTAAAATTTTATGAAATCAAATATCATTCCCATGCAGAACGGTATTGTAAAGTCCGGAGAATTTTCTTTTACCCGCAGGGCAGCGAAGCTTAAAGCGTACGGCGAGGAATTTGAGCTCCCCGCCAAGACCGTAGAGTTTTCCGACAAACTGGACGCGGTACGCGCGGAAATGCTGACGACTCCCAAAACCTCGGACACGGTGCGCTCTTTGAAAAAGGGGATAGCCCTTTTCATCGGAGAGGAAAAGGCGGAGAAGCTTTTCCCCGATGATAAGCTTAACGAGCTTGACCCGGACGAGATTCTCGGCTTCTGGTCGGCTCTTAACTACGAGCTTAACCGTCATCAGCGCGAGATCGTGAACAGATACACGAGATGAACCTGCTGTATGAAAAACTTCCCGCCGTTTATGAGTACGGCGGGAAGCAATATGAGATACGCACGGATTTCCGCGACTGGATAAGGTTCGAGCTGCTCTTTACGGATCGGGACGTTCCCATGCGGGACAAGAGAAACGCGCTTTTGCGTATCATTTTTCCGATCGTCCCGCCCGATCCAGATTTGTGGGAATTTATCCTGTGGTTCTACCAATGCGGAAAAGAATCGCGCGGCGCTAAGTCCGACAGCAAAAGCGTTAAGGCAAAAAAGCAAGCCGCCGTCTACTCCTTTGAGCATGACGACGGCTACGTTTATGCCGCGTTTTTAGAGGTGTACGGGCTTGATCTTACCGATTTGGAATACCTGCACTGGTGGAAATTCAAATCGCTGTTCCGCGGGCTGCACAACTGTAAGTTCACAGATATTATGGGCTACCGTGCGGAAAATCTGGACGAAGCTCCCGATTACCGTAAGAAGTTTTTGCGGGATATGAAGAAGCTGTATGCGCTGCCGAGATCGCTTTCCGAACAGCAGAAAATTGAGGAGTTGAAAAGGATCAGGGAGCAGATGACGAGGTGATCTGTTCATAGAAAGCCGGACTCCAAGCAGTAAACTGAAACATTATCTTGCCATCATCAGTTTTAGATAATACCAAAGGATTGTTATTCCAAAAGCATTTAAAGCTAAATCGTGATTCATCTTCTGATATCACCTCAGGTTTCCCCCACTCTTTAGTAAAATTTTCTTTTATAGTGTTGTACTCTGTAATGTATTGTTTATCATCACTGTATTCATTTGTGAATATGGCTCGAATAGACCAAAGACCGCTTTCATCAATTTCATATTTTAAAGTTGTGTGGGGTATTCCATAAACCTCTCTGTCAAGGTATGTATACATATCGTCAGATAGCTGTTGATCGGGTTCACCTTCAGCTGCGATAAGCTCAGCCGCGGTCATACCAAAATCAACATTGCGAAAATCGTGTTTTTCCGCGGCGTTACCATTACCGCACGAAGCAAACATAACCATTGACATAATAAGTGATAAAACAATAAGTATTTTTTTCATAGCAGACAAATCCCCTTTACGTGTTTGATAATTTCAGTATACCACAAAAATGGGCGTGTTTCAAGTGTTTTTTTTGAAAGGAGTTTGATATGAAACCCATAAAACCTAAAAAGCATAAAATCCTGTGTCCGTTCTGCGGTCACC